ATCACACCATCTGCATAAACATGTAAGCCAAGTATATTATTTTCTGCACTAGGATTAGCTGCACTACTACTACCAAAAGCAGAATAACCATTTATTCTACGATAACCTCCGGCTATGTCAACTTCAAAGTTTTCTAATAAAGTTGCTGCTCCGGGTTTACGTAAAAGTTCAAAAGAACTTGAAGATTTGTCTAGTCCTCCTTCACAGGATAATGCGTATGGTTGTGTTGCCATTAGAAGTAAAGCCTATCGTCTGTCATATAAGTTGGTTCAGGATTTAAAAAGTTTGACCTCATTTTCTTTAATCCTTCTTTGTAATCTTGTAATGCAAAAGCTGCTTGTTGTGGAGAATCTTTAAACTGATGAAAATGATATCTTGCTCTAGCCATAAGAACAGTTGAATATAAATCAGGGAATACTAAAGTATCTCCATGAGCACTTAATGCTGTAGGTAAATCCCAAGCAAATAACCATACTCTATATACTTTATCAGGTATTGGACTTAATCCAAATTTTCTTGTATCAGGACTTTTAATTACATGTGTAGGAGCACCATAACTTTGACTATCTGAATCATCTGCATTTTCTTCTTCTCTTCTATATCTTACCCAGTCTGTAGAATTTAAAAATTTTAAATTTTGACTTGTATGTGGAGCACTTTCTCCACTTACACCAATCGTTGTTAGATAAAAATTATCCCAATCAACTGAGCCATAGTCTGTCGTAACATCCGAACTAGATTCTTTTAATTCATACCATCTAGTTCCTGCTACTGTTTCAACATAAACATTACCATAAAAAGGATCAGTTGCTCCGCTTTCACCTGAAGCTAAAAATCCCCATTGAGGTTCTGACATTACTATATCATTGTATGCTCTGTTAATACAATCTTTAGCATGAGCCTGTATACCTATTGCATCACTAAAATTAGACGAAGTTAAAACAACCTCGTTAAGTTCTCTTAATAATTCATTAGTGAGTTGTAAATAGGTTGTTGCCATTATTTTTTACCTTTAGCTTTTTTCTGTGCTGTTTTACTTAAATCTTTAAAGTGATATAATCTTACACTTGTTTTAGTGTGAGATTTGTTTGTATGTAATTGACCATTAGGCATTTTGTGAGAGCTGCCTTTATGTTCAGTTCCATCTTTTTTATAATGTGGTACACCTTTCATATTAACAAGGTCTGCCTTTAGGCATCTCTTCTTTGTACATTCCACCATCTTTGTACATCATTCTGCCCATATTGGCTTTAGTTCTTTTAGCGTTTTTCATACCGCCATCCATTTTTTTCATTCTTTTTTCGTACATTATTTTTTCTTTTTATTTAAAGTGTAAGGGAGAAGTAAACATAAAATTCCTTCTCCACTTACTGATTAATACTAGTTGCTGTTCTAGACTGTATTACTAACCCGCTTGAGTTGTTGTAATTCCGTCTTGAACTTTACACTGTCCGTTAAGATACCAATTTGTACCATCAGACCATACATGAACAAAATCTCCATGTACTGCCTTATTAGCTACAAATGAAATAGTATCTGCATCTGTAACTGTTGCTACTGAACCGGCTGCATCTTCCGGAGAAGATACGTTACCTACAATAATGTTAGCACTAGATGCTGTAACTACTGTATGTGTACCTGTGGGTTCTGTTGCTCCAACATAAAACCAATACTCTAATCCTGCTGCAGGAGTAGGTAGAGTTTGTATTTTAGCTGCTGCTACATTAAGAACGTAACGAGTACCTGATTCGGCTGCAGTAATTGTATTAGCTGCAGTTATAGCTTCTGTATCAGATGGTTTTTGAACTTTTGTTGCAAGCTCACGTACATCAGATACTTTGGCTGAGTTACGACCAGTATCTCTTATATTTACTATTGACATATTATTTACTCCTATAAACTTTATGTGTTAAACAAAGAGGAGGAGTCCGAAGACTCCCCCAAGTTTTAAGTATTAGTCTATTCCGTAGAATGCACCAACAAGAGCTTCATCTCTAAGTACTTTCGCACCATATACATGAAGACCTCTCACAATGTCACCAAACGATGTTGGGTCTCTCAACACTTCTGTTGATAGAATTGTGTTTGCAGTTGCAGTAGATGAAATATGTCCTGCTAAAACTTTACCGGCAGCATTAGATGGTGCAGCAATGTTATTAGACTTGTACATGTCAAATCCACGAAGTTTACCACTAGAAACTAAGCCGTTTCTAATAGAACCTTGTCCTGCATTGTAGTCTACTGACAACAATTTAGAACTAGAGCTTCCTAGAACTTCGTAAAAGTCAGGACCTGCAACGAACCATCTACCTTCTTCAGGTACATTTTGATCGTCTAATAGTCTTGCCATTCTACCCATAAGGTCTAGAGGGTCATGTTCATTAGAATCGAAACCTATATCTAAGTTACCTGTTCCATCAAAAGTTCCGGCAGCTAGATCAGTAGCATTGTCAGAACCTAACACGTGGTTAGGTGATGAAGCAGATAGACCTGCAAACATTGTTACAAGTACAGCAGCATCGTAAGCATCTTTTAATGCGTATGCAGCAGAACTTGAAGCAACTTCTTTAAAGTTGACATGTGACATGTTTGTTTCAATATCGTCTACGACAAATTTAAACGCATTAGCACTATCAACAACTAAAGATGTTTCTTGGTCTGTTAGTTTAGTTTCAGTTGTATCGGTATTTCTTGTGTATGCTTCTACAGAAATAACGGGTTCTTTAATAATCTTTACTGAGTCTCCGAAAGCAGATATTTCACCGGAATAATCGGTGTTTGTAATAGATTCGATTACCGAAGATTTTCTAAAAAAGTTTAAAACCTTTTTAGAGTAAACCGAAGGTAAAAAGAAACTATTAGTTTGTCCACTTACAGAATTAGCAAAGTTAGCATTGGTATCCGTTGAGGGTTCAAAAAATTGAGCCATTGGATTTTCTCCTTTAAGTTAATTATAGTTTATTTTATGATTCTGCCTTCTTGCATTGCATTTGATATATCCTCTTCGAATTTATCAAACTCTGCAACACTCATGGCAGCAATCTCTGTTTCAGACCAAACTCTTTGTTGATTGGGTTTAACACTAGTTGTTTTAGTGGAAATCATATCAGCAGCAGATTGTCTAGTCTGTTTAGAATTTGACGTAGATTGTGTAACTGATTGAACGTCTAATCCAATATCCTTTTTAAATAAATCTAAAGCTCTACTAGCTAAAGTTGCATCATCGGGGTTATTAAAAATCCAGTCTTTAATAGCCTCTGGTTGCACAGTAGCCCAATCTTGAAACTCATCACTATTTCTAATTTCATCAAAATCAGGATGTTTTTCTCGAAGATTCTTTTCAGCATCTTTGCGAACCAATTCATTTTCTCTATTCTGTAGAGCACTAAGTCTCTCTTCTAGAACTTTTGTTTTTGATTCACTTTGCAAATGAGCAACAGTTTCAACAACTGCCATTACATCTGGATACTCTTTTTTAAACTCTTCTAGTTCTTCTGCAGATTTTGGAGCTTCATATTCTGGTCTGCTTGCAACAGCTTCGTCTATTAACTCTTGTTCTCTAACTTTAAACTCGTTAAGTTTAGAATCGTAATGTGACTTTAAATCATCGTATCGTTTTTTATAGTTGGGTCGCTTATAAGGTTTATCCTCATTCGCTTCTACTTTTTGTTTTTCTGCTTCAATAGCATCACTTTCGTCATGCTCAGTTGTAACATTATTATCAAAAAATAAACTATCTGACGATACAAAAGGTTTATCTTTTACATCATGCCAATCTTTTTTTGCATTATAAGGGTTGGCTTGTTGTGGTTCTTGGTTCTCGGTTATAACTTCTTCAGTCATATTCTTTCTCCTACGGGGGCTTAATTTACAAGGTAGCTCTATGTCGACTAGAGGGCTTGTATGTAAAGGTAGCCTTTCGGTTGTTATATATGATATAGTGCCTATAAAAATTATAGGGTGGCTTTATCTCGTTTAGCCACTTAAAGGAACATAGTATCTACGAGGACTTGCCTTTAACATTTCTTCATCAACTTTTCTGTTAGGCTCTGCAACACGAGGAATATTACCTTGTGCTGTTTGACTTCCAGTAGTTTGAATTGGAATTGCTTTAGGATCGCCTTCGTCTTCAACCATGCCACCATAAGCGACACTTTGTCTTTCATTAGCTGCAGCTTCTGCATCTTTCATCATAGACATTAAATTGTCTGATCCGATTTCGTCAGTTGCTTTTGCAGTAAAAACAAATTCTCCGTCCGATAACCTTGCAGGTATCGAATCGGACCTACCAGTTCCCGGACCTTCGACAGTTCCTGAACCAGTAAATTCTGTTGCACTCTCGACTACTTGATCAAATATCATACTAAGTCTATCATCTTTTTCGAGAGCATCTATTAAATAATTTCTATCTTCATTAGATAATGTTTCCTCAACAACATAATCTACATAATCTTCTTCCATCTCTTCGTCAGGAAGCATTGTTTGTTCTTGTTCCATTCCCATCAACATGTCCATTTGTTGATCCATTTCTCCACCTTCTGCTTTTTGTTGTCTTGTTGTTCTCGGTTCTTCTTTATCATTACTTTGTAGTTTTTTAAATACTTTAGAATATTCGTCTACTTCTTCAGAAGTTAAATATTCTCCTGACATAGCATTTAAAGATTTAGGTTTTGTACCTGTAGCAACTGAGCCGAGTTTAATTAGTTTACGATATAATTTACCGGCTGTGCTTTTTTCAAAGTCTTTGAAACTTTTATTATTTTTTAATCTATCTTGATAAAGTGCTTCCATTACTAGTTTATGGTCGTTTTGGATGTCTCCACCTTCTTGATAGCCCATCCTTTCTACAACTTCAGGAACTACTTGACGTAATGCTTCAATACCCTTACCACCATCTTTCATAGTGGCTCTACCTGTTCTTGCACCTAAAGGATTAGCTGCTTCTTGTTCAGGTCTTTTTGCTAGTACTTCTGCACGTCTTTCTTCAAACCTTCTATCACGTTCTTTCTTTAATTGAGTTTCTATCTCAGCACCGCTAAATAAACTACTAGCATTTCTTTTTAATTCTGTTTTAAATTTATCAAGTTCTTTTTGTGGGTACTCGCTTTCTTCTCTATCTACGTGAGCCATAATAGATAGCATAAGTTTATCTTGATTATCTTGTCTTTTTTCTTCGCGAGTCATTGTCATTATTTTTCCTTTGCTTTTCCTATGTTAATTGCAAACCAATCAATTACACGATAAAGTTTACCTAGTAGTTTATCATCAGCAGGAGTAGGGGTTAAGGCAGCAACTAGTGAGCATATTGAAATTATCCAAGGTACTACAGTTATTAGAGTAATAATTGTATTTAAAAAATCTATCATTATATTTATTCCTTTCTATTTAAAGCTTCAGTTACTTTACTCGCCAACTGTTCTAGGTGTACCAGAGAATTCAGCTTCCCCTGACTGCGGTATATTTCCAGTTCCGATGTTGCCACCGCCAGTACCTGTAACTCCAAGCTCTTGAGGTGGTTGAGGTACTCCAGTAAGTCCTCCCATTCCTTCCCCCTCACTAGGGGCACTAGTTTCTGTGCCTGCTTCTTGTCCAACATTATTTTGCATTCCTATTATTTGTGCCATCATTGCAGCCTCTTCAGGATCGTTGAGTATTTCATCAGGATCAAGATCAAG